GTAGTGTCGATACCCTTGCCGCGAGCCTCGATCAACGCCTCCGGGTTGGCAGGTACCGGCACCGCGCTGTACTCCAGCAGCTCCTGCCGGAGGAAGTCCATCGGCAGAAAGAACGTGGTCCCGTCCGCTCGATCCTCGGCGACCTCGTACTCGAGCGGGAGGAATCCCACGCTTACTGCGTGCAGGAATCCCTGCTTGTACATCTCGTAGACCATGTACCCGAACGGATACAGGTCCTTAGGCGTGAACTGCGCGGTGCTCCGGAGCCTCCGTCCCGTAACCCCCACCGAGATAGCCTTCGCCACCGGCGGCATGGTGTAATCATGAGCCCACAGCACTACCGGATTCTTCAGGTAGTTTGCGAGCTCCCACCCGTCGACGGCAATCGTGTCTTTATCCCGATCGACGGCGTCGGTCGAGATGGTGAAGCGGAGCGTGAGGTCTCCCTCCTCAGGAGCCTCCTTCACCTCCTCCAGGACGAACTGCTTGCGCAGCATCACTGGTTCGTCCTTCGGACGGTTCTGCTTGAACTCCTCTAGGGTCATAAGTCGGGGCCTAGCCATCCTGCTTCCCTCCCTTCCTTCAGCGCTTCCCGTTTGCGAATATCTTCTCCGGGTCGCCGTTAATGGTCCGAATTGCCAGTTGCCGGATTCCCTCCTCCTCTGCTTCGGCCCGAGCGTTAGCGTCCTCCGCTACGAGATTCTGCGGAACGTAGTACACGTCGCCATACTCGGGACGCGGATCCGGATCGTACCCGAGGATTTCGCGCCACTCGTTTCGCGTGAGTGCCCACGGCGCGATCCGGGCAGCTCGCAGCATCCGCTCGGTGTCTTCCGGGATCGGGCTGCCGTAGTTAAGGATCAAGTCCTCCGAAAACTCCGGCAAGATTCTCTCCTGCAACTGCGTCCGCCAGAACTCCAGTCGCGGCTGAACAACCCAGCGCGCGAACAGGTAGTTCGAAACGTCAATTGTGGCGCGGTTGGACGACTCGATGATGCCCAAAATCTCCGGCGGTACACCGAGAACGCTGATGATCGTGTCACGCTCGAACTTTCGGAGCTCAACCAGCTGTTGGTTCTGGAACGTCTGCGACAGCTGCGTGACGCTCAACTTCCCCCTGAACCAGTGGGTGCGATAAGCCCGCTGAAACCCTTGGTGCTGAGCCTCCCACCGCTCCTGAGCCTGCCTCAGCTGCGCCTCTGTACCGCTCTCCACTCCGATCAGCAGCTCGGGTACGGCTCGGTTATAGAACCAGGTCTTCAAGTGCTTTGCCGTGTATTCGTCGGTCTCCAGCTCGTCGCCTAAGGCCCAACCGAAACCAGTCCCAATGCCGTACGGGTTCTCGGGATCGGGATCGCGCATCCAGAGAACCTCGGTATACGGAATTTCCACTTCCCAACCCCGATACCCGACGCGATAAACTGGCCGTCTAGAGGTGGGCCGCTCTACAACCCAGGTCGTCGGGATGGGCCAGTACTCCATTGGCCTACCTGCCGGGTCGCGCTCCAGCACCCAGTAGGCGTCGCCCACCAGGTCTAGGTACACCTGCGTAATTAACCTCGACGTGCGCCCCTCGATTACCGGGTTACCGCCGTGCAGAAAGTCAAGAAACGGATGATCCTCAACCTCCACCAGATTGCCCAGCTGCTTTGCCAGCCGCAGTAACTTTTGCCGAGTGTCGCCAGAAGATCGCACGATTTTCTTCTGCATCTTCGGGAGTGCGTCATCCCACGGCGACGGCCTGAAAGTCAACCCCCGCTCTTGCTTCTGGCGGATGAACCGCTCGTTCCTCGTACTCGGCACTAACTGGAATAACTCCCAGTCAGTCGACGCCACCGCGTTGGCGATACGCGAAAGCGCCGCCCGGAGCCACGGGAGCCGTTTGTACGCGATCAACAGCTCTCTGGACCCTCGCGGCGGAGGCTGTCCGAACATGAACACGCGCGTGAGGAGGTCATAGGGCCCTTCGGGCACCTGCTTCGGCATGATGCTAAGAGCCAGCCGCCAGCGTACCGTGTCCAGAAGGCCCACCCCTACTCACCTCCTCACACGAAGATGAAGTCGTCTACACCAATCTGCGCGAACGCTCCGCTGGTAGCGTCTACCTGGTCATCGTGCGCCCCATGCGGGAAGGCTTCAAACTCGTTCAGAAACTCCTCATTCCAGTACGCCCGCACAAGCTTTACCCGGCCTGCCTCCGCTGCCGAGCTCACGACCATAGCTCGAACTTCTTTAGACCCGGACGCACGCACACTCTGAAACGCAAAACCAATCAGTACGTCACGAGCCACGTGATCGGCCCACGCTTTGCCAGAGGCTCCCGGCTCCTCCTCCATGTAGATCGGCACGTCAATCCCGTCGGCTTCAGCCGTGACGCGCATGAGCTCCTCCACGTGTGCGGGAGTCGCCCTGGTTCTCCGGACGTCCAGAATGTAAAAGTCGTTACCCTTACGTCCTACCTTTACTCCGACCGTCCAGTCCGGATCGCCCTTCCCCTTCTTCTTCTCGGTAGCGGCGCAGTCCCAGTAGCGAACGATCGCGTCGAACTCCTCGCGCGGGGGTGGGCTATCCACGATAGCAAACCACTCGCGCTTAAACATACCGCCCTCGCGCTTATACGGCCGTTGCTGATATTCCGCCGCCCACACGTAGGGACCGACGTTTTGCCGGATATCCTCCAGAGCCTTCTCGCTGTACCGCTCAGGCCATAGCGCCTCTCCTGGAAGCCGTCCGAGCGGGTCGCCCTCCTCAGCCAACGCCGGCAGGTTGACTACCTCCCACTCGTCCGGCGAGCTCTCCAGGATGCGTCCTACCAGGTCATCTACTACCCAACGGGTCATGATGATTACAGCCACACCGCCAGGTTCAAGGCGCGTGTACGCAACGCCTTGCCACCAATCCCAGAGCCGCTGCTTTGCGGCGTCCGAATGCGCCTCCTCCATGTTCTTGATCGGGTCGTCGACGATGAGGAGGTGTGCACCCCGCCCAGTGATCGGGCCTCCCACGCCGGCCGTTGTCATACCGCCGCCCGTGGACTCGCCCCTCCTGACACCCTCCGACGTGAGAACGGCCCGGACAACGTCCCAGCGATCAGCGGCACTTGACTTCTGGCTAACCGCTACTCCAAACAGCTCCGGACCGACCTCGTCGAGGAGGTCCCGCGTCTTGCGGCCCCAACTCGCCGCGAAGTCGGCTTCGTAGCTAGCCAAAATCACCCGCTGGTCCGGGAACATACCCAACCACCAAGCGGGGAAGTACTTCGACATCAGCTCGCTCTTTCCGTGCCGAGGAGGCATCGTCACAATGAGGCGAGTGATGCGACGCGCCGCTAGATCCATAAGCTTCCGGTTTAGGTAAAGCAAATGGCGTGCCGGAACCCACTTACCCTGGCTAGCCGCTACAGCCAGGTGAGCAGGAGAGGCGATGCGCAGCTGCAGCTCCAGATCAGAAATCTCCGCGGGGGTCAGCTGCACGGCCACTCCCGCTCACCTTCCCTCTTCGGACCCCACCGTCACTCGGCGCCCCATACGCTCCAGCAGCCGGTTAGCCAGATCAGCCGCCTCCGGATCCTGGAAAAGCTTCTTCGCGCCCTCCACAGCAGAAGCAACCGACTGCTGCGCTTGGGCTTGCGTCTGAAACTGCGCCACTTGCACGCTTACCTGCGTACCGCTACCGCTATTGGCCAACTCCAGCGGCTTATCTGCCGGGAGGCCCAACGAGATGCGCTCCAGCTTAATGGCCGTCTGGAACCACTGCAACGCTGTCGCGGGATCGAGTTCATCCATGTGCTCATTCAGCCACTTCAGGATGCGCTGGAAGAGCATGCGCGCCGTCTTCCAGTGCACGTTCTCCGTCTTACGTACCATGATGAGGCGCTGAGCTTCTTGCTGCCATGACTGGAAGTGGTCATAAGCCTTCGCGCGGAGGTTCCAGTGGTAAATCACCGCCAGATCAGCAACGTACTCGCCACTCAGTCCGGACTGCGCCGCTACGGCCGAGATCGACCGAAGCGACATCATCGGCAAACGCGCAGCCACCAACGCCGGCAAGTCTGCCAGGCTGCGATAAGCCACAAACAAACGATAGGCGTCGGAAGGTTCTCCGGGGAGCTGCTCCCAGAAAGCTTGCCCTGTTGCCTCAAGCGCTGCTACGGGTACGGAAGGAGCATCCGTCGCGGCCGAATCCGTTGCGTCGGGAGGGGGTCCTTCCTCCCCGCCCTCAAGTGCCTCCCTCCCCCTCCCTTGCGGGGGGTGGGACACAAGCTTCGGCAGGGGCCGGAGCGCGGGGTATCCCAAAGCGAAGTCGAACTCGACGAGAACGTCTTCCGGGGGCGCGATAGGGAGATTTTGGAACCCGCCCAATCGGTCTGCCAGTGCAATCGTCGCGGCTGGATCGACGTAGGCGATAGGAAACTCGAGGGGGCGCGGAGCGCGGGGGTTGGCGGAAGTAGCAAAGACATTAAGGATG